TTGGTAGTTTTTCAATAAGAACTCTCTCACCAGCAGCAATGTACAGAGTAGCTCCATTACCCAAAGCAATCAATACTGGAGCAGTATGAATATTAACAACAGAACAAACTGTTGCCTTGTCCAAATCTACAGGATTGCTAGCAATATCTGTTGCTGTTCCTTTTACTTTAAGTAACATCAGTCTTCTGCTTTTTCTTTATTTATTTGCTTGAGCATTTTCTGTAGGTCTGCTGTGCTGCCTACAAACAAATTATTTGTGGTGTTGTTGGTCTCTCGCTTGGTGGGTGCCTCAAGATCCTTCATCTTCTTCTGTAAATCAATCAATTTGTCAGTGGTGTCTGCAACCTGCTTCATAGCGTTCACAGCGACCTCATATGCTCTTGGGTGCCCTGACTCCTGCGCCACCTCCAACGCCCCGTTGAGCGCCTCCTGACCCTTGTCTATGAGGTTGTATAGTTGTGCCCTTGAATATTCATAGTCTTTACTTTGATCATCCTTGTCCTCTCTCTTGGGAACAGGCTTGGATGGTTTGGATTCTTCGACTGGTTCGATGTCTGTAGTTTCAACTTCGATATCAAAGATATCTTCCATGTTCTTTTCAAATTCGTTCATAGCAATTCAATCCCCTCGTTAAATCCAAAGTCATCTGTGCTGACAACCAGTGCATCGTCAGCAGCATCGATAACACCATCATTGTTCTTATCTTCCAATGCTTTTGGTGTGTATGTAAGTGCGACTGCACGCTTGTTCTGATCAGGATCTCCAATTGATTCGTATACAGTTGCCTTCTTGATAAGACCACTGTTGCTGTAAGGACCGTAGATGTAAGACCTGGCCGTGAAGTTAAGAGTCCACGTAATAAATCTTCTGTTTAAGAAATCACCATCCCAGTCATCCTCGTGGTTGATACCGTTGAGAATAATGGAGATGTCTTTCTTCTCGTTCATATCACTGATCATATTTACAGTGATATTAAAATTAGGTTGGAAGTATGGTAAGATCTGCTCTAAAATTTGAAGTCCATCGTCTTGTGATTTTGCAATAATCCCGAGTTCAAATTCCATATTGTATGGAACAGGAACATACTGCATCTTAATTTCAGTTCCATCATCATTGACGACAGTCTTATACTTCTGTGTAGGTGCAGTCTTTCTTGAGCCATCATAATTGATACCAGTCATCTCAAAGTAGAGACGTGGCAACGTGATAGCGACCTTCTTATCAACGTCAGGATTCTGCTCAAGACGTGTCAAGAATTTATTCTTGGGACCATAAGCCAAAGGAACCTTCTCTGCTTCAATTACAGTTCCAGTAGAAGGATCTTTCTTTCTGATCTCAATATTGTTGAATAGTGTACCGAAACCGATTACTGTTTTTCTAATCGCCTCGTTATAAAAATGTGGACCTAACATCAGAACTCACCAGTTACTTTACCATACTCACCGAATGGGTTCCTCTCGGTGAAGTCGAGAAGATCATCAGCTGTTGTTTCAATATATTTATTGTCGGCATACTCAACGTTTTCTAGAGTCAAGTTATCGACTTCTACGCTGTCTTGAACAACGCCACTTTCAGATCCAGTGATGGTCTCTCCAGGGGTAAAGTTACCGTTTCTGTTGATAAGTGTTAGTTTGTGATTATCTCTATCCCAGAAGGATACTTCAGCAGTTGTGCCAGTAGTTCCACCAGTTACTGTCTCGCCTTGAATGTAATGTGTGGTAGCCGCTGGATCCATATCAATAGTAATCGAAGGTGCGAAGATCTCTTCGATCTCATCAATCTCTTCAATACCAGTCTCGAACTCGTCGTTGCCAAGCTCGTAGATCTCGGCGGTCATTGTGTAGATATAGTTTTTACCTAACTGGTAGAATGGTGCTTCTCTTTCTACAAACTTGATCTCATACAGATCTTCTGTAAGTGGTAGATAAATTAGATCTCCCTCATTGGGTCTACCATCTACAGTCGTGATGTCAGCAAACTCTTGGAATACCTGACTCCATCTGTTTTGGGATACCACCATTGTGATCTCATCAGTGATACGTAAACCAAATTTACTAATGAATTCTGATGGAGCAGATCCAAATCCCTCAACATTAATCAGTAGCATCTCGATCATGTATTGAGTCTTGAACTCTGAATACAATACGTCATTGAGGGGGATATCCTTAATCATCTTCCTAGGAAGATAATAAACATCACTACCGAACAATCTAATCTGTTCGTCAACTAAACTTTGAATAAGGTTTTGCTCGGTGTTGACACCACCGTGCTGTGGAAAATATATGCTCTTCATCCGATCATATCCATTGGGGGAAGTTCATAGTAAGACGAGCTCTTCTCCATGAGAGCGTCAATCTCTTTCTGTGCATCCTCAAATAATTGTCTGCCGTTTAATGACACACCACCAGGAAGTTGTACGTTATTGAATTTGATTAGGTTTTGACCCCATTGTCTCTTGATCAGTGCAGTTAGATACTGCTTTACAAAACTATCATTGTAGACTTGAGTATAATCATCTGGGTTTAGATAGCGATAACACTCAATCAGAAGATAGTTGCCTTCAGCCAATCTTGACTGATCAATATCAATAAACAGACGATCTTGTCTTTGGTTAAATCTGAACTGTACCAAAGCTCCAGTGTTGACAACCATGTCAAGAGTCTCAAAGTATTGACGAATCATAAAGTAGTTCGTCATGTCAAAGTTGCCAAAAGCAAAACCTGATGAGAACGAGAAGATATCCATCAGGAAGTATTGATTGCTCAATCCAAATAGATCATTACGAACCCAGTTAGAAGAGACGCCAAATACTTTTGAGATCCCAACTACATGCTCTGGAATCTCAATAAAGTTATTTCTATTCACCCATGTCGCTGCATCGGGAGCAAGCGTCGATGTTGTTTCATTAGAAGATTCAAATCGTGTTACATCATCTGCTGTAATCTCATGTTTGAGATACATCTTTTCAACGCCATCAAAATGACGCTCTCTATAGTATTGGAAAGCGTCATCAATTAGGTCATCCAGCTGATCATCATCTACGTTAATTTCAAGAACTGGATGACCTAAACGCCTCAAGCAATACTCTTTAAGTTCTGCTCTCGATGCGGGTTCTGCCATTAGTTACTCCTTATGCCTGTGCTTCGGACCATCTCAAGTTGATCGTAACGTCAACATCAGTTCCATTAGATAAGAATGCGTTGATCGCTAGTACGTCAGGGCCGTTGGGGAATGCACCTGTTCCTCCAATTGGAGTGTTGGTGAGTTCCTTAAGACCAGATAGATCAATACCATCACGGTCTCCACTGCCACAACCTGCCGTGAACGAGAATACCTGTTCGCCTGGTTGTGCAGTAGAACCAGCAAGTGATGTGAAAGTAAAGGTCGTTTGATTAGTTGCACCAGCATCGATACTACTAGAGAATGTGATGTATACCAAACCAGGGAATGCATTACTGTTAAAGATACCAGTAACAGTTTCACCACCACTGAAGTTCTTACCACTTGCACCAGTTGTAGAAACGTTGTCTCCAATATTGACACCCGAAACATCAGCGGGGTTGAAGTAATGATAGTTTCTTCTACCATTATCACGAGCGTTTGTTGCTGCAATTGAGGTTAGTTGAGTACCCCAATCAACCGAAGTAGCAACCTGTGCGAATGATGGTTGTCCACCAGCACCCTGGTTGTTTAGACCGTCCCAAGAAACGTCAGCTGGCACTTCTGGATAGTTAGATGGGTTAAGGATACCCTCAACAATAACCGTCTGGGTATTCTGTCCACCTTCCACAACGATATCAATGTTCTTTAGCAGCAACTGTGCTCTGTTGATCAATTCTCTTTCACCAAGATCACCAATGATTGCGTTGGATACACTAGGTGCCAGACGGATCATGAACAGTGTAGACTTAATAACACCTACCTGAACTGTTGGTAGTCTATACGAGAAGATGTATCCTCTATCTTCATCAAACTTACCATCAGTCAAGAATGCAGAACCCCAGTGATTGATCTGTGGAGTAGCAGTTACGCTAGCAAGAATAACACCCGTGTCCTTGATGTGAGTCGATGCTGGTCCAGCAGTATATGATCTTTGAGATCCTGCTGCAAAATTGGAGAATACTGATTCTCTAGTTAGACCAGAAAGGACATTACCGTTCTTTGAATTATAACGAATGAGTTCGTTATCGACATACAAAGTTCCGAAGTTGGGGAACAGTGATGCATCATCTAAAGTAATAGATGTTGCAGCTGCACCGATATCACTTGCTAGTCTTGCGCCAGGACCTTCGTTAATAACTTCATATCTAACTGGAAGGTTACCAGATCTCATGTATGCCTCTGTGTTGAGGTTGTTATTTTTGAGTCTGTGTAGGAAAATGTAATCTCCTCTGGGTCCACGTAGCATCCAGTCAATGAAACCAGCACCATACCAGGAATACTGGAATCCGATCATCTGCATTTTATTAACATTAATCTTATATCCAGATTGACCAGTGCCATCACACTTGTCAATGTTCCATTGACTTTGGGGAATAATTAGTTCTCTGGTAATTGCTGCTTTACTATTGACGCAATCACTAATTCCTCTATAGTCTGGATTGACAAACATGGTGTTGTTATCATCAATTCCAGTAACAACATGAGTCATACCACGAAGTACAATTCTATCACCTACTTTTAACTGTTCTCTAAATCTAGTATTAGATCCAGTAATTTGATTCGATCCCGTTTGTACAGATACAGTTCCTGCTAACTGGAACGTAGAAGATCTCAAGCCGATAGCATAGTTTGTTCCATCATACTGGAAGAAAATGCCGTTCTGTTCATCAAAACATCCAGATCTAACAGTAGCACCTTTCCATGCGTAGAGACCTACCTGTGGTTGAATACCAAACTTTGCGATGTATTCTTCGAGAGGTTCTTGTGCTTCTACCTTAAATGTATTCTCATTAACAATATCAGTTACAGTGTATAGACCATTGTAACCACCAGATGTAATACCCTCAAGAGTAACTTCTGCACCAACCTGTAGGCCATGATCGATGTCGTCAGTGACAACTTCAATCTTTGATCCAGGAGTTACATCTTCGGCAATAACGCTTCTGATGTCATAAGAAGGAGCGAAGTTAACACCAGTTGTATACATGATACCCTTACCTGACTGGTATCTGATGTATTTCTTGGACTGACGAATTGCTTGTGCTCCGTGTGCAGGAGATCCTGTACCGATCTGAACACCACCGTCGAATGGTCTATGGATGTAAAATGTATCAGATCTAGCAGTAATAGATCCTGTCAAAATAGTTCCTGTGTTAACATTACCAGTAGATCTAGAAGTGTACACTAGTGTTGTTGGTGATGGAACACTTTCTATAAAGAAAGGACCAGAACATAGATCGTGGTTTACACCATTTGATGTAATTGCGACTAGAATTTGACTTCCTGGAAGTAGACCATGATTCGATGCAAAGCTTGCTTGAATTTTTGCAATTGAACTATATGAATACGACGTACCATTTGGAACTGTTTGGAACAAAGGTTCCGAAATTGTCATCGATGGTCTGAAAGTAATTACGTCTCCAGACGCAGGTAGTCCAGTAGCAGATGCTTCAATGATAGAACCAGTAGAATCAACACTGTCTACTGTTACTGTCATATCATTGGCAGGAGATAACGCACCGAGGATAGATCCACTGATTACGACCTGATATCCAATTTCATAATTAGAACCAGGAGATCCAATTACAGGAACATAGTCTCCATTATCATTAATAGTTGCTTTGATGGTTGCTCCAGAAGCCGCAGATTGAGCTGTGAGTCCTGGGTAGTTCTCATCACCATTAGAAGGAACGCCAGATTGATTAAATGTTGCAATTCCATTATTAGGATCAACGGTCGCAACGTTAATAATTACGTCATTTTCTGGGGAAATTCCTCCAAGTTGATTGCCGAAAATTGTAATATTGTCTCCAATAGTAAATCCACTACCAGGGTTTGAAACAGTAATGTTATAACTAGGAGTGCCAGACGTGCTGGATGCTGCTCTGATTTGTGTTAACGTAAATGTTTGAGTGTCGGCCGCAGCGCCACCCACATCATTAGTAGAAACAGCAATGGTAAATGCTACACCAGCAGTCAATCCTTCGACATAGAGAACTTCTGACGTATCACCAGGGGATGCCCAGACATCAATTGTGCCAGCAATAGAAGCAGTGTTAATTGCATCAATCAACGCATTTCTAACAGCAGTATAAGTATCACCTGCTAATGCGGTGTAAGAATATGGATTTCCATCAATAGTAACAGTGAAAGCATCATCTACTTCGATAATTCCTCCGATGGTAATCTCTTCCAGTTGAGAGATATCTAATCCACCACCAAGTCTTTGGATATTAAAACTAGCGTTAATACCCGTACCACCAGAACCA